AGCTGTCTTAATTTATTACACGCAAGCTACTAGCGTGGACAAAGAACCTATCTAGTATAGGGTTACCTGTAATGTCAATACAAGTTTTACCTTTTAAATGGTTATAACTAGAATGGATAGAATAGATTAAGGGCTGAGTGTTGACCCTTGTTATCGTAATTTTGACAGTTTTCACCATCTTACACACACTTGCGGTTAAACAAGTACACGACAAACTCAACAGAATAGGTTTCTGTCTGACCACTACGTATTAGCTCATAAGTTCCTTTTCCTACCAACTTCCCTGCAAAGGATTAACAAGATGCCTCCTGTTAGTTAGATAGTAATCATTCCCTTTATCATCAGTCTTGCGAACTTTTGATATCTGCATATTACAGCAGAATAAGAGTATTATCACCAATACGTGTCTGAACATTTTTGCGTTTTAATTAATGTTTAGTTAATTTTGACGGATCCAGGTCAGAAGAAGAAGTAGTTCAAACTTCTTACACCATGCTACCTTTTGAGTAGTTTAGGTGTGACTTCTCCTTGCTTTCAGCGGCCAAGCTTACTTACTGAATTTCAGTGATTTCCACGTGATTTCTCACAGCAGACACCAAAAAACTTACAATGGCTTCAGAATTGGCGATTCCTACTACACATTACCTATTACGCTTATCTATTGAGATTTCTCTCTCAAACTCCTGCCTGTCAGAAGTTCTGTAACACTGTGCATCAACCGTTAGGCCATGAGCACACCATATTACAGGGAACGTAATACCTTTCTGTAGACAGAGATTGCTCTCTGCGCAATGTATGGTCCACACACATCACTTTATACCATCACTGGTTTATCCTATGGTCACGAAGGCTGACCTGTTGTTTCAGTAGCCAGACAAGCTGGTTTAACGTACACACCATGAGTATTTCAACTCTGAGGGTAACAACATTGTGTACTTATCAAGAATAAGAGAGTATCCACTACGTCTAGTGGTCTCCTATCCTTGGATATACATTTAGGTATATCAGCCTATTGGTCTTGTAACTATACTGGACCAACCCACGCCAGCAGCTTACTGGATAGATGCCTGGTTAAAGGAAAGGCAACAATACTTTTATCTGAAGTTATCATAAGGTGAATGATGAGTTATTTGACCGGTGCCTGGTCTATACCTTTCAAAGGTAACATTAGGACCTTCCCAATAAGTCATCTTGCGGGTAACTCTAACCCACAGTCTAATCATCCATAGAGGAGGAAAGACAAACACCCGGTAACCTTTTCTCATATACTGAAGCTTAAGAAACAGTAGAGAGTAAGTATCCATAGTGGTAATACTTTCATATGTATTATAGGTGGACACTATATAAGTCTTTTTCTTGATCATAGCTATATATATTTTAAGGTGTGGCAAGTGTGATGGACTGTTTGATTGTGGTAATATGTGGGTATGTGGGCCTCCCACCTATCTTCTAACACACAAACAAATAAAAAAAAGAACAGTTTTAACACATGTTCAGGTGGTAAGTGGTCATCTCTCTACAGATTCATCCGCTATCACCTGGTGAATGTGTATTAAGGCAAGGTAAGGTGGAACAAAGCATAGCCCTTGCTTACGCAAGTAACTATGCTCAGTTCCTTCTGGGTTCAACTGGGTTTCCCCAGTCCCTGCTTTAGGCAGGTTCAACCCAGAAGAGGCCGTCAAGTGCCTCCCCAGTTTCACGGTTGACAACAGGATTGTTGCTCAACTGGAAACCTGGGATCTCATCCCCAACATTAAGCTTTGCTTGCAAGCCTTTAATGGTGGGATGAGTGGCTTTCATTGACTCACCGGTCTTTGGATCGGTTAAGGCAAGGATGCCAAATTGCAGATTCTGTTGGTTGCGTGCACCAACTTGGAAGCCTGCAATCTCTGCCTTGGCTTGTGTCAAGGGTGCAGAGGAGACAATGATGACAGCACTCTGTGTGTCAGCATTGACTTTAATCTTACGGAAGAAAACTGATTTGCTCATGGTAAATTATTTTTTTAGATTAAACTTATGGGGGCTACCCCCCTGTCAGAATTTAGCCGGGGAGCGGTTCCATAGCACCCCTTAACAATGCAACACATAGATGGGTTGTAGGTACGGATGGATTGTGCATCTCTGTACCAAGATGAGGGATTGGACTTGAGGGGTGACTAGGGGGGTTACTTGTGGGGTGACTTGAGGGGTGGGGATACTTGGATAGGATCTAAAAATTTGGTATATTAGAAGTATGGAGAAGCAGATAGAAGATCACATTGATTTGGATAGAGCCTATTATAGTTCCTATAGGATGGTTACTAATAAGATTACCTTTGAGGATCTATTAGATGAGGATTATAATAAAGGTTATGCTACTCTTCTAGTGCATGATCCTGAGAGGGAGGTTACCCCGGCTATTATCCAGGAGCTTATAGATTACTTTGTAGAGATAGAAGAGTATGAGCTTTGTGCAGAATTAAAAACTGAACTGGATAAAAAAAATAATTCCTAAACTTTTTTTATTTAACTTTATTTGGTATATTTGTTCTGAACAAATAAAAACCAAATATCATGTCAGAAGAAAACTTCACAGAAGAACAAGTACAATTGTCTAAGGAACAATTGGCTCAACGTAGAAAAGAGATCACTGAATTCTACAAATCAAACATCCCTCACTTAAAAGCTCAGAAGGAGTATGAACAACTCTTGACTGAGATTGAAGAGCTTAGAGCAAAGAGAATCCAAGCTCAAATGTTCTTGGCCCAAGCTTATGCAGCTGATAAAGATCCGGAAGTAGATCAAGCTGCTGAGGATTTTGAGAAAGCTATGGCTGATACAGAGGCTGCAGAAGAATCACCACGTAGAACTTTAAAACGTAGTTAATATGAGAATGCTAAAAAAAGGGGATACTGGTGAAGACGTAAGAAAGATTCAACAGATCCTAGGTCTCAAAGCAGACGGGCAGTTTGGTGACAAGACCAGAGCTGCTGTTATTAGATACCAAATGCACCATGAGCTTAAGCCAGATGGTGTTGTAGGTAATGAAACATGGACACTCCTTTTATCTAAGGGTGGATTTACAGAGGCTATTGACCAAGACACAGATTTGAGTAGTCAGTATTATACTACCAAGTATAATCAGACAATTCACAAGTACTTCTTACCTAATGATGAGTATGTGCATGAGAAGCTTGACAATGAGTATATCATGTTGCATCACACAGCTGGTGGGGCTAATCCTTATGCATGTGTAGATATGTGGGGTAAAGACTCAAGAGGTAGGATTGCTACTGAGTTTGTACTGGGTGGTCAAGATCATGCCACTGGAAAAGGTAAGTATGATGGTACAATGGTGCAAGCTTTTCCAGAGGGTAATCTCGGATGGCACATTGGTGACTCAGGATCGGGTTACATGAACCGTAGAACCGTGGGTCTAGAGATTTGTGCTATGGGTCATCTTGACAAAGACATGAAAACGTATGTTAAGACTAAGGCTCATGATAGCCAAGTAATCACACTTGATGAGGCATTTAGAGGAGCCGTGCATTGGCACAGATATTCTGATAAGCAAATTGAAGAGGTGGAGAAATGGTTAAGATACATTGGAGAAAGAGACGGAGTTGACTTAAGAGTTGGCTTACAACAATGGATCAAGAAGCAAGGTGCCACCAAAGCATTTGACTTTCAGGAAGATGCATACTACGGAAAAGTAAAAGGTTTATTATCTCACACTAACGTCAGACGTGATAAGATGGATGTCTATCCTGATCCTAGACTAATTGACGTTATCATGAGTTTATAGTAAACTGTTAACTGTAAACCAATATAAAAATGGCATTAGTAAATAAAGTAGAGAAGAAAATTAAAACAACTAGGGAGGGTGTGATTAAATATCAGATCCTCACCTATTGTTTTTTTAATGATGTTCAGATCAGCCAATCAGATTTAGATTGCCTCACTGAACTTGCATTAAACAAAGACATTGAGTTAACTAAGTTTTGTGACCTCATCACAGAGAAGGAGATTTTTAAAAGTGCACAGTCTGCAAGAAACGCAGTTACTAAAGCGTCAAAGAAACTCTTAATCTCTAAGACCGGGAAAAATAAAAAGACTATTAGGCTTAATGAGAAGATGGCTATTCAAGAAGACGGTGTAATATTCTTAGACTTTAAAATTTTAGGGAATGAATCCTAAGAACTATAAGCAGTTTAAGGAAGGTATTGCAGAAGAGGTGGGTGTTCATGCAAATGTTGTTGAAGACTTCATCACATTCTATTATGGCCGCCTTAGAAAGAATCTGAGTGAGTTAACTTATCCAAGAGTTTTTGTAGACGGTTTGGGTACGTTTGTTTTAAGAAAGCAAAAACTTGAGAAGACTATCAAGAGGAATAAAGACATTCTTGGGAATCTAGGTAAGCAGACTTATGCCGGTTATGAAAAAACAATGGGTGTAAAAGAAAAGCTGGAGAAACTAGAACAGGCTCACAAGATGTATGAGGAGATGATAGAACAAAAGAAAGAATTTAAAAACAACAAGAAATGAAATACAAAAAGAAACCAGTAATCATTGACGCAGTTCAATGGACAGGTAAGAATCACAGGGAGATGTTTGATTTTCTTACCCAAGACACTTTCAGTAAAGAATCAATGAAAGTAACCAGTGATCATTTTTATATTGATCACTCTAAAGTTGAAGGTGGTTTAATCATTAAAACCTTAGAAGGAGAGCATGTAGCTACTATTGGTGATTATATTATCAGAGGAGTCAAAGGTGAATACTATCCTTGTAAGGAAGATATTTTTCATCAGTCTTATGAGATATACATTGATTTCACAGTAAAGCCAACTATTCCTTCATGGGGTGGTGTTATAACTGTTCCTTGTGGTACAGAACCTGAAAAAGTTCCTTATGGTTCAATCTGTTCTTGCAATCCTGCAAATGGTGGATCAGGTATTTGTGGTTGCATAATGGGCAATCATATGGTTCCTAATCCAAAGCTGTCTGGAAACTTAGATAACTTAACCCGTACAACAACGGCAAATACTTTTGTTGTAGACTCAGACTACATGAAAAGAGCGGGATTTACTAATACTAATAATGAAGAACCTCTTACATTCATATGAAAATAGAACGTTACACAATGGACCGGTATTACCTATTACCAACTATTGCATTCTATAATGATATTAGTTGGACTGGGTACAGATCAATAGATCTATGTTTCTTGAAATGGGGTGTTTCATTTATAATCAAAGAGCAAAGATGGGACTAGAAAAATTTTTAGGTGCCTTTAGAAGTGCACCACAAATTCTTGAAGGAATCAAGAATAGTGTATTCAAAAAAGAACATATTGAAGCAGAAGCTGCTTTGAGATGGTCTATATGTAGAGACGTGCCCTTCTCTTGATACAGAAGGGAAGAAATGTTTTGCTCCTGGTACACAACCATGCTGTGGAGAATGTGGTTGCAGTCTAGGATTTAAAACTAGATCGTTAGCCTCTAGCTGTCCATTAGGAAAATGGAACGCTATTATGGATGAGGAAACTGAACATAAACTTAAAAACAGTATCAATTATGAAGATTGAAATTGAAGAAAGAGAAATAGATACTTTACCTAATGATATGGAGTTGGGTAAGTATGTAAGATTTAAACTGAATGAAGCTAAAAAAGCAAATGCAGTAAGTGTTGCAGGTACTGTACCGGCATGGACAACTACAGCAACAGCAGATGTAACTATTGAATGGGACCCTAATTCTAATAAGATATGAGCATTTACTTTAAAGAAGATGGTCACTTATACAAGAGTTTAGGTGATGAGAATATAGACTGGTTAAGTGTAACTTCCTTTATAGGAATGTTTAAACCTAAGTTTGATTCAAAAGAAGCTGCTCAAAAAGCTTCTAAGAATAAAAAATCTAAATGGTATGGTATGACTCCTGCTCAGATTACTGAAGCATGGGAGTCAGAATCACAAAGAGCTATTAAGTTAGGTAATTGGTATCATGGCCAAAGAGAAGCAGATCTGCTTGAGTGTGAAACAATTGAAAGAGATGGTTCACAACTACCTATCGTTAGACCCATTATTGATGGTGATTTAAAATTAGCACCAGATCAAAGACTATCTGATGGTATTTATCCAGAACATTTGGTATATTTAAAGTCTGTTGGATTATGCGGTCAAGCTGATTTAGTTGAAGTAGTAAACAATACTTTAAACATTACAGATTACAAGACCAATAAAGAGATTAAAGAAAAGGGATTTACAAACTGGGAAGGTGTAACTCAAAAGATGTATCATCCAGTTTCACACCTGGATGACTGTAATTTAAACCATTATAATTTACAATTGAGTATTTATGCGTATATTATTAAAAAGCACAATCCTAGATTAAAGATTGGAAAGCTTGTTATTCAACATGTAAAGTTTGTACAACTAGGTGTTGATGAAAACGGTTATCCAATTAATGAACATGTAAATGGTGAACCTGTAATTGAAGATATCACATTCTATGAATTACCATACTTGCAGGATGAAGTGAATAGTATAATAATGTGGTTAAAAGACAATAGAAAATGATAGTAAGATTATTTGACGTTCAGAATGGTAAAGCAATTCCAACTGAACATTGCTATACACTAGATTCATTAAAGGCTATTATGGAGAATTATCCAGATACCTTTATGTCTGTGTATCAGTATATATTTTATATGACATGTCCCAACCCGGACATGAATCCTTTCTTCAATGTACCAGAAGCTGAGAAAGAAGATTTAATTATTCAAGAAGTATTATTAGAAGAATCTCCTGAAGATGAAGTAATTTTGAGAGCCATTGCAACATGTAATAAGCTTTATGAAACACCTACATACAGAGCATATAAAGGTATTAAGTCTATGTTAGATAGATTAGCCAAGTATATGGAAACAACTTCTATTGAGCATGGTAGAGATGGTAATATTAATTCACTTATAAATGCTGCTGCAAAGTTTGAACAAATCAGAGCATCTTACAAAGGAGCTTTTAATGACATGAAACAAGAACAAGAAAGTCATGTTAGAGGTGGACAAGGTTTAGCTTATGATCAGTTATGATACACGAAAAGAAAGATGAATGGGTATTCTGTTATTGGGATGACTGTACATTTATAAATCAATTAAACAAAGAAAAATATGGAAAACCAAAAGATTGTACCAGTAGGGAAGAGAATCCTGATTCTGGAGAAAAAACCGGGGGAGTTCTTTCCGGGGACCAAGATAATGATCCCGGAGACAGCTAGAGAAAAAACATATCAAGGATATGTTGTAGGTGTTGGTCAAGAAGTTACTGAAATTAAAGTTGGTGACTTAGTTCAGTACGTTGATTATGCAACTCCTGTTGAAATGAAACATAATGGTGAAAAGCATTTGCTAATTGCACAAGGAGATGTACTAGCAACTATTCATGAATAGACTGATTCCAACATATGAAAATGGTCAATGGACTACTACGGAGTTTCATACTTCACAGGAGTTCATTGACTTTTTATTGTCTATATTCAAGGAACCTGGTAAGTATGAGTATGATGAGACAGCCTTTTTGTTTAATGAACAAGCAAAGAACTTCAACAAAAATGGTTTCTATTGTGGATTTCCTTTTAGATCAAAGGATTTTAGTACATACTGGGAAGGAGAGAAAGATAAGTGTAGGAATGGTGTAATCTTTAAGAATGCTGGCAAGACTTGGTATCTTACTAGAGATTACTACATGTGGCTTAACTTCTTACCTATCTATGATAAAGAAGAAAAGAAATATGGGTTTGCCAAAGTAAGGGATGCTCAGTATCATATGGCTTTATATGAGTTATTGGCTGAGCTTAACTACAAGCATTCCGCAATCTTAAAGAAACGTCAGATTGCATCTTCCTATTTTCATATGGGTAAGATTATAAACACCTATTGGTTTGAAGAAGGTAGTGTTTGTAAGATTGGTGCCAGTCTAAAAGATTATATCAATGATAAAGGTTCTTGGAAATTCTTAGATGAATACAAAGACTTTCTTAATGAACACACGGCTTGGTATAGACCAAGTAATCCTGAAAAGGTTTTATTGTGGCAACAACAGATTGAAGTTAGAGTTGGTAACAGAAAGACTACCAAAGGTTTAAAATCTAAGATACAAGGTGCATCATTTGAGAAGAGTGCAACAACAGGTGTCGGTGGTCCTACAACTTACTTCTTTCATGAAGAGGCTGGTATTGCTCCTAAAATGATGGAGACATATGAATACTTAAGACCTGCTATGTCATCCGGTATGGTTACTACAGGTATGTTTATTGCAGCAGGATCTGTGGGTGATTTGGAACAGTGTAATCCTTTGAAGGAAATGGTTTTAAATCCTACCAATAATGACATCTATGCTGTAGAAACTGATCTAATTGATGCTGATGGAACAATAGGCTTAGCCGGATTATTTATTCCAGAGCAATGGTCCATGCCTCCATACATTGATGATTATGGAAACTCATTGGTAGAAGAAGCTTTAAAAGCTATTAATGCTGAAAGAGAAAAGTGGAAAACCGAATTGAATCCAGAGCAATATCAATTACGTATCTCTCAAAAGCCCACCAATATTGCAGAGGCATTTGCTTATAGAAAGGAGTCTATATTTCCTCAGGGTATCATTTCCAAACAGCTCAAAAAAATTGAGGATAAAGAATACTCTTTTGAGCACATTGAATTAGATAGAACAGCAGATGGTATTGAAGCAAAGAGAAGTAACAAACTTCCTATCTCACAATTTCCGGTAGATAAGAAGATGCAAGATAAATCTGGTGTGCTTGTTGTTTGGGAAAGACCTGTAAAAAATCCACAATTTGGAATGTATTATGCATCTGTTGACCCCGTGTCTGAAGGTAAAACAACTACATCTGATTCATTGTGTAGTATTTTTGTGTACAAGAGTGCGGTTGAAGTAACAAGAGAAACTCCAGATGGATATGAATCCTTTATAGAAAAGGATAAGATTGTAGCTGCTTGGTGTGGTAGATATGATGATGTTAATAAGACTCATGAACAGTTAGAGAAAATTATTGAATGGTATAATGCATGGACTGTTGTTGAGAACAACATTTCTCTTTTCATTCAATACATGATATCCAGAAGAAAACAAAGATACCTTGTGCCAAAGCAGCAGATCTTATTCTTAAAAGACTTAGGATCTAATGCAACAGTATATCAAGAATATGGATGGAAGAACACAGGTGTATTATTTAAAAGCCATTTAATTTCTTATGCCATTGAGTTTCTAAGGGAAGAGATTGATACAGAATTAGATAACCATGGTAATATCATGAGTACTACATTGGGTATAGAAAGAATTCCTGATCCAATGTTATTAAAAGAAATGCTTGCCTATCAGCCTGGAGTCAACGTTGACCGTTTGGTAGCCTTTTCTGCTTTGGTAGCATTTGCCAAAATACAGCAGTCAAATAGGGGTTTTACCAAAAGAAAAGAAGAAGATGCAACAAAGAATTTGCAAAATCAAAATAATTTGTATAAATTAAAGTATAGTCCGTTTAAAAACTTGGGACGTAATAAGCCTATGAATTCAAGTAAACCCGGAAGATCTGCTTTTAAAAACTTTAAATAATGAAGGTATATAACGCATTGGATTTAAAGAAAGGTGCAAAGGGAGAGGGGTATCCAACTACTGCCAGCCTTACCCAACCTATTCAGTTCCTGTCTTCTAAAGACAAGGATGATGATTGGGCGGCTTGGAATATTGACTGGTTAGAACTTCAGGGAATGGAGTTTTTAAGATTGAATGCCAGAAAGCTTTTAAAGAATTACAAGCTTGCTAAAGGTATTATTGATAAAACAGACTACATTGTAGCAGATGATAATGACTATGCACAAGTTATTGATGTTCTAACTAAAGAAGATCAATCTGCTTTAGAATTAAAATTCTATCCCATTATTCCTAACGTTGTAAATGTACTATGTGGGGAATTTTCTAAAAGATATAATAAGATTCAGTTCAGAGCCGTTGATGATTTATCATACAATGAGATGCTTGAACAGAAGAGAATCCAAGTAGAGCAGAATCTACTTGCTGATGCTGAGGCAAAGCTAGTTGCTAGAATGATTGAGATGGGTATGGATCCCAACAGTCCTGAAGCACAGCAACAATTAGACCCTCAAAATATTAAATCTTTACCAGAGATTGAAGACTTCTTTAGAAAGGATTATAGATCTATAGTAGAAGAGTGGGCCGCTCACCAGTATAATGTGGATGAGGAAAGATTCAAAATGGCAGAACTTGAAGAAAGAGGTTTCCGTGATATGC